CTCTTTTTATATGGTATGATTCGGTCATTACAAATTTACCATTTTCATCTTTATAAAAGTCAGGTTCAGGAGATTTTTTAGTTGTCTCCTGAACATATAACTGTTGTATCCAATCGTTTGATGCGCTTACCGTCATAACTTATACTATTTCACAAGCTCCACCAGCACAAGCCGCTTCACCTCTTAAATCTGTATTATCTTGAAGTTCAATAACTTTTGTTAAATCTACATCATGTAATGATTTAACCAATTTATCAAAATCTTCTTCTGTACAATCCTCAAATGGTGCCTGAGTGTAAGTTCCTCCGTTGTATGGAAGTACTGATAATCCATTATAGAATTTTCTGTTGTTCCACATCCAATCACCTACCAAGTCCCACTCGTCTTCTTTAATAGAAACCGTTGCAGATACATTGTGTGTGTTTTGACCCGTTCTGTGTCCGTTTCTAACCCACTCTTGTGATACTTTCTTAACACGTTCCAACATTTGAAATACTGATTCATGTCTAAGGATTGACCCTTGTGGTGATTTTTGTGGGATTGATATAACTGCCGTATCGTGAGGACGGAAGAATTCATCTTCTACTAAATCAGGATGGTTGATTGCCAAATAAGAATAGATAGCCTCATTTTTCCCAACACGGATTCTTCTTAAGTAAAAATCATTGTGCCATGCGTGGATACCTGAAGAAGTCCCCAATACCAATGATGACGTTCCTGATGGTTTAACGGTTGTTGATCTTGCAGATTTGTTAATACCGATAAGTTTAGCAACTCTTTCGTTTTCAAGTTTAACCATTTCTGCCGCCGCCTTCATATCATAACCTAAAACAACTCCTGAACCAATTCCTGTCATTCCAACACCAATAAGTGCGTCTTTCTCAGTTGTTCTTTTCCAAACGTCTCTTAAGTAATGGAAGTCAGTATAACCTGCCTGTAATGTTCCAATGAACGCAGCCCCTTTAACTCTTGCTTCAAAATCTTCTTGTGATTCAATATCAGAAGCATTTACCTCACATAGGTTACAGAACTGATTAGGACGAAGTGCAATCTCACAACATGGATTAGTCCCCCAATCTTTGTCGTTTGATAAATAGATACCAGGTTCTCCTGCTCCTGATAATTCAATTCTTTTCCAAAGACCCATAAAGAATTCTTTAGTTATTTTGTGACGAAGAAGTACTGCCGAGTTGTTAGCTCTACCTCTTTGTGCGTTTTGTTCCCACCAATTTCCTGACTTACAAGAAATCATTTCCTCATCGTCGGCAGAAAATAATGAAATTAGTGCCGCTCTTCTGATACCACCCGCCAATACTGCGTCAGCAATATGACATACGATATCGTGAGTTTCAATTGGTGATAATTTTTCACCGTCTTTTTTACTTTCAAACACTTTTGTGATGTTGTGAATACAATCTTTAAGTGGTTGAGGACCAGGTGCTTTTCCACCTGAAGTTACCAATAATGCTCCTTTATGACGAATGTCGGAGAAATCAAATATTGGTGTTGATGACTTAATTCCCAAATAAGATTCAATCAATACTTTGATTGCGTCTGCCCATCCCTCAATACTGTCACCGATAAGGTAACGTCTTGTTCTTGTTGGGTTTGGTTTTTTAATCTCAGGTAATTTTTCAATGTGGTGTTTTTGTACTGAGAATCCAACTCCTGTACCACCTAATAATAAGAACATTGTCTCAGAGAACGCATCTGGATGGTCAATCGGCATGTAAGCACAATTGTAAACTCTGTTTGGTGAAATCTCAATTGGTTTCCCACCAAATTGTAATGATCTCATTGAAGGAAGGATTTTTTTGTCATATACCATTTTGTATACTTCCTCAATATCATTTTTGATGTGTGGGTATTTCTTTTGGTGCATTTCTTTGTTTCTTGTTACCAACTCTTCCCACGTTTCCCGTCTATTTAATTCGGGAACAAACTTAGCGTATTTCATATACACTGTAATGTCGCTCAATATTCTTTGTGAAACATCCATTATTTATTTAATTTTAAAATTTAATTATTTGTAGAAGCCGTACCGGTTTCCCTTTGCTTTCTTTTCTCAAGAACCTCTTTGATTCTTTGTCTTTGTCTCTCTTCTTTTTGTTCTTCAAGACCTAAGAACGTCATTGAACTTTCAGTATCAATATCAATCATTGCATTATCAAACTTACAATTCTCAAACACTACTCCATCGTCACCGATTCTTGATTTGGTTATCGCTATTGTCGCCAACTTTAACTCTTTTTGTTGTAGAGTCTTAGCCACCGAAATAATAACGTGTCCCACTTGTGCCTTTTTAATTGATCCCCCCATTTGATCTGTTGTTACGACCTCTGATGAAATAGATGCCCTATTTCCTTGTGTTGCGGTCCAACCAACGAGAGTCAATTCGTGACACATAGCTTCAAATCCCCTCATCACAGAACCTTCGCTTTTCCATTCATCACCCAAATTCTTGTCAGGAACGACACAATCAATGTAGTCTAAAACGACCATATCAATCTTAATACCATCCGCAATCATCTTTCTAATTTGATTTTTTAATTGTAACATCGTCACAGTGTCGGATGGCAATTTTTTCATAATTAGTTTGTTAGGCATACTCTCTTCAATCTCTGCAACCTTAGCCATTACCTCTTCTCTTCTCTCTGACAAATCGTCAGGATGGATCTTTGTCCACAGAGTGAAGTGTTTTCTCTGTATTACTTTTGGGTTGTCTTCAAAAAAGACTTGAAGTACGTTATTTCCTAAATTAAATGCGTGGTTCGCAATCTTTGTTAAAATGGTTGATTTACCTACTCCGGTTGGTGCTAAGATAACACCAATTTCTCCTTTCGCCAAACCTCCTTTTAACAACTTGTCAATACCTGGTATCCCCATAGGAATTGGGTGTCTGTAATCATCATCAAGAACTTGTTCCATGTTAGAAAATACATCCATCATTGATGTATCTTTCGCACCTACTTGTAATGCCTCTCTAACCAATTCTTCAAGGGTGTCATAGTTCTCAAACTCTCCCCCATCAATAATTTTTTGAGCTTTACCCATTACCTTTTGAAGTTCCTGTTGTTTACAGAATTTTAAAGCCTTTTCTTGCACGAAACCTACGCCATCAACAGGTGCATCCTTAATTTTTTTAATTGTGTCAAGTACTATCTTTGACGCAATCTCTTGTTGCAACTCTGATTTTGTGATCTGTTCAAGGGTTTCAAAAGATGGTGTGTGATCAAATTTTTTGTAATATTCTCTAATCATCTGAACTATTATCTTGAAGTACTTGTTTTCAAAATAATTGTTCTCAATTACATCAATAATAGAGTGTGAGAAATCCTTGTCTAACACCATCTGATTTAGTAGTTGTAATTGGAATGTGTTACCTAAATATTCAAAATTTTTACCTGTCGCCATACTTTTTTTTTCTTTGTTTGTAAAGATAAATACTCTTAGTTTTTAATAAATTCGGGATATGAAAAATTAAAATTTCTACCTGAAAAAATGTCAGTAAGAGTTGAAAGTATGTTTTTCAACTTGGGGCGTAGGTCAACGGTATATCTCACCTTCGGAGGGTATACTTTAGCGTCAAAGACTCTCTGACAAATTGTCAGGTCTCCTAACTTAATAATTAAATTAAAAATCTCGGCACCGTCCGTAATTGACGTGTTTAGTACCTCTGGATTTTCAGCAATTTCATATTGGTTGTCCAACATATAACTAACGGTTCTCATCTTTAAGTCGTATTGAAGTTCTCTACAAAGACCATCAATATAATCATAAAACTCTTCAGATTTGTGAGCGTTTCGGTTGAAACCTCTTACGTTAAAGAAACGTTGAACAACGATGTTCTCATTACACATTAACAAAAATTCAATCTTTGTTATTTCTTGTTCTTTCATTCGTTTTGTTTTTACTTTTTGTTTCTAAATTTTGTTTTTTCCTTTCTTGTTAATTTCAGAAAAGGTTTCAAAAAACTAATCCAAGCGTCGTCACCCTTAGGTAGGTATTTGAAGAACCCATCTTCCATCATCATTTTGATTAAGTTTCTATGTCCTCTTCCGTCTGGATCCAACGACTCTGAGTAATAGTCTTTAACCATTTCCTTTTCTTCTTCATTTAATAGTGGATTATCTAAGTCAACAAGTTTGGTGTTGATTACAAAGAATTCATCACCAAAAATACCTTCTTTTGTTTTTCCACTAAGTAAGTTCTGAAGAGCAGTATTTCCTTTTTCCTCACTTAAAATTTTAGTACTTCTACCCAAAATATAGGGTATTTCTACTAACTCTTCAAGTAGCTCAGGAAATAATTTAACCAAAGTTTTCTCACCAAGATAAAATATCCCGTCAATGTTGTCAGAACTATCCCCTGTGAGAATCTTTACGGTCTTAACATTATAATGTGGGAACTCAATATCAGATATTTTGATAGTTGATCCCATCTTATAATATTGTTTTGTGGATGGTGAATAAATTGTGACCTTATCAGATATAAGTTGAGTTAAATCTCTATCACTTGAGAAAATGATTTTATCCTCATCTGACGATATTTTACAGTAGTATGCAATTAAGTCATCAGCTTCTGCATGATCTGTCTCCAGTTGTCTTACAAACATCTCCTCAAGGTATTGTTTAACCCTTTGTTTCTGTTCTAAAAAAGACTCCTCTTTTGATTCTGTTTCTGAAGGTCTACGATTTAATTTATACTTTGGGTATATAAGTCTTCTAACTGAAGAACTTGTTTTACTATCCCAAAATACAACAACTTTATTAAAGTTTGTTTCTTCCAAGAATTTACGTAGAGTATTTAAAAAATGCCAGATGCCTCCAACGTGTTTACCGTTGTGATAAAAATCTCTCACACCATGAAACCCAATCTTTAGTAGATTGTTTCCATCAACCAATAACGTTTTTGACACTTAACTTTTTTTAAGGATTCTTACTCTTCTTCTTTCTTTTCTTTTTCTACTTTCAAATCAAAGTCACCATCAACTCCGATTATGTCTTTCCAATAGTCCGCATATTCTTTCTTATACTTTTCTATTGATGATTTTTCCTCTGCAGTATCCTTACCTGGTAAGAACCCGTGTGGTGTTACAATAATTCTACCGTCTTCAAATCCAAGTCCATTAATGTGGTTTTTCATAACCGACACTTTTGTTCTTGATGCAAACTTTACAGTTCGTTTATCTTTTGTTGCCGTGATTTTTGTTGTTCCCGCACCTTTTTGATTACCAAATAAGAACACCAATGAAGAGTTTAACCAAATTGCTTCACCACCTTTTGCTTTAATTTTGGGTTGACCGAACGGATTGTCAGGTAATTCCACCCATGGCTGATTAACAATGATTAAGGTATTTTCATATTTAGAATCTGATTTACGAGACCCTGAAATACGTTGGTTGATACCCATACCAATTTTGTCGGCTAATGTTGACGCATTGTGTTGTTTACCACCTTTACCCTCATAAGTCATTTTACAAGGAACCGATCCTACTGAATCCCATAAGAAACATAACGAATAGTCTAACTCACCTTTTTCTTGTGCATCCAACAATTCATTAACATAGTCAGTTATTTGTTCAATATAGTCAAAGTTATTATTAAAGATGTAAAACCCATCCCAATCTAATTCACCTGTCTCAGTATCAACAACCTCATCACAATCAAACCCCATAAGTTTTGCGTGTTCAAAAGACCATTTTTGTTCTGTAATGATGAATACAGGTAGAATACCTTTCTTTTGCGCATCAACCGCAGTTTTAACCAATGCTGTGGTTTTACCCGTATCGGAGTGACCCAATAACATATTAAGGTGTCCTATCGCAGGACCAGGTAGTCCAACCGCATCTAAAAATTCTGAACCTAAGTCAAAAAATCTTTGTGGTTTATATTTTGCAGATGTGGAAAATTTTTTCTTTACTGAACTAAAGTCGTTTTTTTTTAATGCCATAATGTTTCTAATTGTTATAAAAAATATACATAAAAAAACGGGAACACTAAAGGGTTCCCGCTTAAAAAATTGTGGTTATTTCTTAGAATGGAAGGTCTTCATCAACCTCATCATTCTTCTGTGGATCTGCCACTTCATTGATTGATTTTGATTCAGGTTTTGTGCCACCCATAGATACTTCTGATGATGTATCATTTGAGTATGCGTACCCACCTTTTTCAGAATCCCAACGTGGAGTTTCTCCTCTTGCAATTGCTTCCAAGTACTCAACAGGTTTTTTAGAGTATACATCCTCCCAAGTTAATTCGTCATTAACCCAAGCATCCATAGTCTCTTTATCCTCGTGAGTAGGTGCTGGATCATCATACATAACTGTTTGAATAACCGTGTACATCGCTCCTTTTGGAGTTTTTGCTTTAGTTAACTCAAGGATTAAGTCACGACCATTATCTGCGTCTGTAACATCACCTTTTGCTTTCCAAATTGGAATAATTTTATCAAGGATTCCTTCTTGTTTGTAGTTGTGTTTAAATCTCCAAAACTTAACACCATCTTGTTCGTTATCACGATCAATTACCTTAACGATATAAAACTTACGAGCTTTATATTGTGTTGCTAATTGTTTGTCTGAATCACGACCCGTTGACATCAATTCTTCGTAAACCTCATTTAAAGGTGAACGTTCGTTGTCATTTTTTCCTGGATCATAAAATTTTTGGAATTTACCGTCCACTTGAATCTCGTGGAACCACACTTCTTTGAATGGGGAACTTCCGTCTGTTGTAGGTAAGATTCTCACTCGTCTTTGTCCTTGCTTCTCATTATCTTTCAAAAGAGCTGCGAAGTATTTTTTCATTCTTTCTTCTTGTGTAAATTTTGAGGTGTTAGAAGAACCACCTTGTTTTGAGCTTTCGTACTGTGCCAAAACTGCATCTAAGACATTTGTCGCCATGTAAATAAAAATTAAAAGTTTATATGTAAATTATAGGGGTAAAAAAAGGTATAGTCAAATGTATGTCGCCGTAATATAAAAAAAATAAGGCCGATTTTACTCGGCCTTACTTATTATGAATTATATCTGTTTAATAGAATATCGTCCTCATCTTCCATTGGTGCACTAAATGATTTTTCAATATCGTTAGGGCTAAAGTTTTCAACTTCATCTTGGGTTAAAACATATTCGTTTTTACCTGTCTCTTCCATTTCTTTTTGTTTGTCCTGAAAGAAGTCCGCTAAGTTTTGTTTGAATGGCCCTGAATCTAAACTTCTTAGTTCAAGTTTTTCTTGTGCCGTTCTTGGTCTGTATTTTTCAACTTTAGCATCCAAACTATCAATTTTACTAACAAGTTGATCCATTTCACCAAGCTTAGTTTCCATAGTTTTAATTTGGTCAAAAAGATTATTAAAGTATTCTTCTTGTTTGTCAGCCATTGTTTTTTGGTTGTCAATTAAATCAGTGATATCAACTTCCTCAGTTTCTCCTTCACCTTCAGCTCCAACTTCCTCAACATCGGGATCATTAGCAACATCTACAGGTGTAGGTTCTGCCGGTGGTGCCGGTGGAGCTGGTGCCGCAGGATCTGCAGGTGGTGCTCCCGCCGCCGCAGGATCTGCACCCGGATCGGCCGGTGGTAATGCTCCCGGATCTTCACCTGGAAGTGGTGGAACATCTTGTTCCATAATATATTTGTTAATAGAGTTATATCTTGATATCTCTCTCAATATTTTATCATCAATTCCCATCTTATCCGTTTAATAATGTTTTTATACCATGACTGGTTTCTACTTGTATTTTCTTAAATGTTTTCATAGTGTTGTCAACTCTTTCAATAAGACCGTCTTTCATTCTTACTGTGTAACAATCACCAGTATCAAGGTCACAAACTTGTTTTGTTCCGTCACCCATGTCTTTTTCTGAAACTCTTGTGTTTTTACCCAAGTAGTTGTCTAATATTAATTTAGTGTTCATATTATTTTTATTTATAAATATCTCGTTATGTTGAAAGTTTATTGTGCTAATGATTTAAACAAACTTAATGCGTTTTTAAATTCCTGTTTAACCAATGTTTGATCTTGTTCAGACATTTTGTTCCAAACATCTTGATTTTGTTGTATTGGGTATTCAATAACATAAAGTTTTGATAATACCTCTATCGCATTTTGATCTGTCCCATCAATACTTGTTGTAAACGTATTTAATATACCAACCGTTCTTGTATATACAAATTGAATGAAGGTGTCAAATGATTTAAATTTAGCGATAGGTAAATTTGTGTTAGTTCCTCTTGATACACAATAATATTTTTTATCAATAAAGGTTGTAAATGAATCCCCATAAAGTTGTACTAAATCAATTGTACTATAATTGTTCTCGTACGCCGATATCCCTGTTGAATTTCCTGAATCAACATAAATAAACGTAAACATTATAGATGCGAACGCTACCAACTCCGCATCTTTATAACCACTTGTTGTTAAATAACTTATAATACTGTTGTATAACTCTCTACTTGTTTTAGATGTTTGAGCAGGAACATCAATAACCGTATAACCATAGTATCTTGAGTTAGCCGATAATCCACAATCTTGGTTTTTAGTTAATTGTTCGTCAGATTTAATATTTGCCAACACATTTTGTTGTTGATTTAATATATTTGTAGTACTATTTAAATTTTTCTTTTCTTTCTCCTGAATCTTAGCTTCAATTGTTGATAAGATTTTAATGTTTAATGTCTGTAAGAAATTGTCAATTCTTGGTAAACTATAGAATGGTTGTCGTGACCCCTCAAATGAAGTCTCAAATCCATTCTCAGTAATGTTATGAGTTACCTTTCTAATCATGTATGGTCCAGTAAACATTGGGATGTTTCTAACATTAAAATACATCATAGGTTGTATTAAAGCACATCCCATCATATCAACAGAACATTCATAACTTCTATTCTTATATAAGTTGTATAATGAAACACTTTGAGTTGTTGATCTTTTATTTCTATCCATGTTTGACATTTGGTTCAACATTTCTAAAGACTCTGAAGTTGGCTTACCCGGTGTTTGACCAACACTAAATTGTTTAAATATTTGTTGATTTTGTGATGTCATGTCAACATTAAACCCAACAACTTTATTTGAGTTAGCCCAATCTTGTTTATCCATTTGATTTTCAATTAGTGGATTATCACTTGCTCTTCTCAAGTCAAACGCATCATCTCTATATCGGTAATCAATATTATCTTTCATATCCAAATGTTCACTTGGTTTGTTTGCGTAGAAACACAAGAACTTAGGTGAACTATTTCTGTAATCAACATTTAAGAAGGTCCCAAATAAACTATTTGCAAACTCCAAAGAACCATCAGGTTTTGGTACAGGGTTTTTAACCGCATCTTGTACGTTATAGAAGTTAACATATGATGGTAACATAAAGTGTTGGAAGTTGTTCTGAACCAATATCGTTGTAATCATATCCAACAATGTGTTCTTATATGTCCCCCCCTCAATTAGATTTTGTATTTCAAAAATATCAACTAATATCTTATCACCAACATTTCTACTTGCTCTATCAACTAACATCACATCCTCAAACAACGTTT